CTGCAATTTGATCCGCCGCCTTTTTGTATCCATATTCGATTCCTTTTATGAAAGTTTGGTAATCGCCACAAAATAAACGGTTAGTAATATATGCACTTTGAGTCAAGCCCGATGCTTTGACTGCTTCTTTTAAGCTTTCCTTCTGCTCCGGTGTGCAACAAAAGGAAACTGTAACTGCTTTGCCCTGTTCAGACTTTGGCTTGCGCCCGGCATTCTTCCGGGCCCCGCCTCTATTTTCTTTTTTACTCATTTCGCCCAACATTAGAAGCCCCTTGCTTTGTCATTCCCTCTAACTGATGCTATCATTGCTTTGTCATGCTCTGAATATTCAGATTCAATTTTTTCAATGTTTTCCATAAGTGAAAATCCTGCACATTTTTTAGCGACTTGTTCTTTCCAAAAAGAATCACATTCTTTTTCAAGTTCATCATATTTTTCATTATCTACAACAAACTTCAAAGAAGAAGTATTGACCCATTCAAGAATATTATCACCATTTTTGGCAAGGATTTTAATAAATCCGTCCTTTTCAAATACGACATTGTTTGCGTCATTTTTTAAAGTCTCTAAAACAGCTCTTGTTAATTTCCTCATACAATGCTCCTTGGGGCCTTTTAAGCCCCGGTTTTTTATTAATTATCGCAACAAACTTCAAAACGGCAATCCTTCCACTCTGCCGCTTCTACAGTACATATAAAGGCTAATAACTGCAAAAAGCATAAAAGGTATTTCTTTCCAATGCGTAACCGCTGGCATTTGTACAAATCCACCTTTGTCTTTTCCATAATTAAACCTCCGTATTTATTCGTTGTATGTATCTCTTATGATTTCGTCTGTTTCTGTGTCGATTATGACAGCATGGCGAAAACTATCGTCAGTATCATATCTATCAATTTCAAAGTTTGCTTTATCAAGAGAATCTGTTGTGAACCTCTTGATACCTCCTTCCGTCTCAATCGTTACTGTATACCTAGTGTCAATTATTCCGTCCATTCTTAACCCCTTTATGCTCTTAATTCTGCAAGTCTTTGTTCTGCTATCTGTCATCTTCCAATTCTGGAGTGATTTTTGAAAGCAGTTCAGAAAGTTCTGCATCTCCCTGTTCGGGCTTTGGCTTGCGCCCGGCATTTTTCCGGGCCCCGCCTCTATTTTCTTTTTTCAATTCCATTTATTCCCCTTCATCAATTTCTTGCCACACATGATAACCACGATACTCCTCTCGCATATATTCAAGATCCTTTTTTCTTTCCTCTGGTGTATCTTTTAATTCTACAGAATTATCTCCACCAATTTCCTTATCATAAGCTGTATTAGGTGTCCTTCTTGGAAGTTTAATGCACGCATCAACATTTCCACCTCTTGCATAAGTTCTTGTCATAATTTTCTCCTTGCAAGGTCTCGCTCCCTGCCCTACATTTTTATATTAACATGTCTTTTTGATTTTGTCAATAATTTTTTCAAAAAAAATTAAAAAAAAAGAGCGGAAAAACCGCCCTTCAAAAAAAAATCACGTTTTCGTGATATTAGCTAACCGTTCCTGTTCCCTCGGCAACCGTTGCCCATGCAGGCTGCTGCTGTGTACCCGTGTTGTCAACGGCAATTCCCTTTTCCACAGTAACAACCGCATTGTCCTGAATGTGCTTAACGATTACCTGCCCAATCCCTTCCCATAGTTCGCGGATGCGCGTCTGCATGTGTGCCGGTGCATCTGGTGACATAATTAGGTCAACTATAGCATCCCCTAGAACAACTCCATTCATTCCCATCGTAATTCCTCCTAAGCATTAAACACATTCTGCCCTGTCTGGGGTGCTCCAGAAAAAAGGCAGTAAGGCTGGGCGCAAAAACACCCGCTTCCGTCCGGCTGTGCCACCCCCTTGCACACTATCTGCTCTCCTGTCAACTCTGTCTTTTGGCTTGACAGTTTAAGGCTCTCCGTCCCTTCAAGCTCAAGCTTTTTTTCCGCGCTTATCTTGATATTCTTGCCTGTCAACTCAAAGTCAACAGGGCTCACCATCTCAATTTTACCGTCGTTAAGCAGCTTTATTGCCGCCTTTACCTCACCGTCTGAACCGCGCGAATAAAGAATTTTTTCTCCCGGCTTTGCCCCCTGCGACTTTGAAAGCACACCCACGGCAACAAAATTGCCAGTGCCGTCAACCTGGACAAGCACTATGCGGTCATTTTCCAATGGCGGCGAATCGTCCCCGCTTGGCGCAAAGGTTTCCGCCGTAACGTTTGCCCCAAAATAGGCCTCTACCGTCTGGACTATGAATTCTTCAATTTTTGTCGAAATCAACTTCGCTATTCTTCCCATGGGAAATCCTCCGGCAAGTTGCCATCCCTGCTGCCGGGAAGCACAAGCGAAAATTCCGCGGTCATTCCGCTTGAATCGTCGCGCCTGAGTGTCACCTCATCCACGAGCAGTTTTGTGTCCTTGTATATTTCCGCGCCAGGGGCTTTGACACTTACCGCCATGTTCTCCCGGTAAAGCTTTCCGTCCTTGTCCCTGTAGCCGCTAACCGTCAACTTATACTTAACGCACTTACCAAACATCCTGCCTGCCATCGCCTTAACGGAATCTTCAAGCGTCCCTTCTACCGCATCGTCTATCACATCGGCATAGCAGCGCAAAACGCCCTTGTCTATCAGCAATTTGTTTTCATAAGTCCACTTTGCAGACGGTGCTTTATTCGTCGTCTTGGTGTAGCCGGTTATATGGCTGTACATGCTCTGCGCGTCAAAAGTGGGAGCGCATGAAACAAAGGGAACTTCCCCCTGTGCAAAGGTCATAGAAACAACTTCCGTTTCCGGTTTATAAATCAAAAGGTTTCCGTCCGGCAAGTTCGTCAAATACATGCCCCTTTGCTCTGCCAATTTTTCCAAAAAATCCCAAGCCTTGTCCTTAAGCTCTGCCTCTACCTTGTCGAATGCTGCGCCTACATCACCCTTGACGGTGACACTAATTCCGAAAGGCTGGCAAACCGTTTCCGCTATCTGCTTAAGGTTAAGCCCGCTGTACTCTGCCGGAAAGAGCGACGGCGGCAAGGTCGAATCCAAAAGCACACCGCAAAGCGGATAGCCCTGCACGTTAAGCGTCTGCGCATCCGGCTGCACCGCCGGTGCCGGTGTCAGAATGCGGCCCTTAAAAATAAGCTCGTTGGAAAAGTAGACCTCGCAAGGCGCATAGGCAAACGGCCTGAAAGCGTTGCGCAAATCCTGCCGCTCGCTGTCCCAGACAGAAGAAAAAGAAAAAGCATCAACTCCAAAAACAGAACGCACAAGGGTGCACCCTGTAAAGCCTGTGAATTTTTTTCCGTTTACGATAATAGAAAAATCGGTCGGCGCGTTTTCGTCTAGCACAACCGTTTCTTTTACCGGCTCCTGTACAAAACTTTGCGCAACTGAATCATCGGGAATGATTAATACATCACCGGGGTAAATTGTGGGGCTGCCGTCATAAACAAGTTTGCGCCCGGTAAGTTGCGGATTTGCCTTTACAATTTCCGTCCACCTTTGCGGCGTTCCGTAGTAGCGCACGGAGATGCGATTAAGCGTGTCCCCGCTCTTCACGGTGTAGCTACGCATAGTAGCGAACCTCCCTGCCCATCGGGATGCAGACTATCTCGTCAGCCGTCAACCTGTTGTCCACAATGAACTGGTCAAGGCGCGTGAAGCCCTCCTGGCCGTAAAGCTCGCAAAGAAGCTCCATAATTTGCCTGTCACGTCCCAGCCTGATAATTCTAGTCACCGGCAACTCAAATGCCACCGTCTGCATCACCTGTATGGCACAAATTACCATGTCAAGCAAAGCTTCGTACCCCTCGCCTGTGTCAACGAATGCGTTCTTGCTCACCTGGCTGTCCATGTAGCATTTGTACACGTCAAACTCTTTGGCTATCAAATCGGCCGCTTCAAGAACGGAAGCCCGTGATTCAAAGCCGCCGTCCGAGATGCCACTACTAGCGTTAGAAGTTCCGGCAGAAACAGCCGTCTTGGCAACACCCAAGCTCATCGAATCCACAAGAACGCCAACCATTAAGCTGGTAGAAGCATATTGATTTTTTATTCCCGCCGCGCCTGCAATGTCTTTTTTTACGCTGTTGATTATATCCGTTATGGCATTAGCATAGCCGGAAATTTTTTCCGACGCAGCCATTGCCGTCTGTGCAGTAAGACGCGCCGCCTGCGTCAAGACCGACGCGATGTTTTGCGCGTTTTCTTTAAGCTTGTCAATTTTGCTTGTCCATTCATTGACGTTCTTTTTTAAGTTGTTGATTTTTTGAAGAACCGCGCTTTTTTCCTTGAAGTCGTTTATTTTTTCCGCAATGGCAGAAACATTTTTAAAAAGTGAATCCGCCTGCGCCTTAAGAACGCTTTGCAGCTGCATCTCGTCTTCTACGCTGCCTGTCTCAATCATTCCAATAAAAGACGCTTCTGCCGCATTCTCATATTCTGCCGCAGCTTCATCCAGTGCATCAACGGCAGACACTTTGCTTTCCGGCAGTGGCTTGTCCGTTATGCTTTCAGAAAAGGTCACGTCAACGGTGGCTTCGTTAAGGCCTGAAAGAACGTTGTCGGCACGGCTAATTTCGCCCGTAGGCACAACCGTATGCTTGCCATAGACAGGATGTTCAAGAGTACCATAGCCACGGACGCTAAGCAGTTTTTCAAAATCGTCGGCATCCCTCATGCAGTCTGGACCGCTAAAAATTGCAGTCATCGGAAATTTTTTTCCGCCCAAGCCCAAAGGCTGCACTTCCGCACCGTCCACATCCGGGAAGGTGTGCTCCGCCGTCTTTAGCGGTGTCTTCCTTCTAAGCTGCGATTCA